GCAATCTGGTTTTTCGGTGCAGCAGGGTGCATTTCAGACGAAGTGCTGAAAGCCCTGCCGCAGCATGGTTATAGCACCGTTACTGCGCGTTACAAACAGTTAAAAGAGAAAGGTATCATCGTTGCCGATGGCACCAAACGCAAAGGCGTGTCAGGGCGTGGCCAGCTAGTCATGTGGCACAAGGAATTCTACAAGGGAGAAAACAATGCCTAAAAAAGTAACCGAAACTACGTTGAAAAAGTACATCGCAACGCCGCCAAGAGGCAGCATTGTACTGGATATCACACCTGAGATTGCGCAGTTTGTTTTGGACAGGCTGAACAATAAGAACAGGCCCATCAACGACACTAAGGTCATGGCTCTAAGCAGAGATATGACTACAGACAACTGGTCACTTACAGGTGAAACCATAAAGTTTGGCACAGATGGCCTGTTAAAAGATGGGCAACACAGGCTCAAGGCTTGCTGGAAGTCAAACAAAACATTCACGACGCATGTGATTTTCGGCATCGACCCCGAAACATTCCGGCACATTGACACAGGAAAGAAGCGCGACGGCAAAGACACACTAGCCATGATGGGCGTAGCTAATTACTCAATTGCTGCAACAACTATCAGGATGATCATTGCCTATGAAAGTGGCCTGGCAAGGTCGCCAGCGCAGAGCGTGTCAAACGATTGGATCAAGCGTAAGTATGAAGACGAACTTGATCACGATCTTTTGCAGGAATGCATTGAGGTTTCCAAGCGTGTCTACAAAACAACCAAATGGCCCAGCGGGATCGTTGGCGCATTCTTCTACGTGGCTGTGCAGAAGGGACAGCGCGAGTATGTGGTGCCGTTCTTTGATGATATGTGCAAAGGCATCGGTACAAAGGTGCGTTCACCGATACCGTATCTGTTGGAGAACGTGAACCGCATGCGCATGGACAGGGACTATCAGCTTGGTGCGCACCAATACAGCATCTTGCTTGGCCGCGCCTATCGCAACTACAAGCTGGGCAAGACTTCAACCAAGGCTGATGTAACGGTTACCCTCAACGACAAGATGGTGGATTTCTAATGGAAACGGCTGAACAAAACACACCCTACATCATGCCGATAGACCTAAAGAATAATATCGACAGGCTAACAAGCAGGCTTGATGACCTAGAAAAATCTGATGTTCACAGCGCTTTGCGTTTTAGGAAAGAACGATGGGATGAACTATTGGAAAGGCTTGAAACAACAGACAAGCTGTTGAGTCAGGTTTGGTCTAAAAAACGCGAGATAGAGGCTGCGATTGAAGAGATATCTGACCTGTATCAGCGAGTAGACGAGTTGCATCAGGCTCAATATGAGGCAAACAAAAGGATTGATGACCTACAGAAGTCTACGACACTTTCCTACAGTTTGATCTCTGATAAGCTGGGCATACAAAAAGGAGAAACCAGTGACTGACTTGAAGAAAACCATGGCCCTTGTCGCTGAGTTAAACCATAGCCATGGCGTAACTCAACGCGGCGGCAAGAAGTACACCCAGGTGGTGCATAGGATGGAAGCATTCCGGCAGATGCACGGCACTGAGTACGGTGTAGACACACACATACTGGTAGACGATGGCCAGCGTGTCGTGGTCAAAGCCAAGATCACCAACATGGATGGCGTTGTCATTGGCGCTGGCATGGCAGAAGAGATCAGAGGACAGGGCAACGTCAACAAAACTAGCGCCTTGGAAAACTGTGAGACATCTGCCATTGGCCGTGCCTTGGCATCGCTGGGCCTAGCTGGTGGTGAGTATGCATCAGCTAACGAGATGGATGGCGTGGGAAGAAAGGAAGAAGCTATTGCATCCATGCCACCACCCAAGCAGCCACCGGCTAGTTTGTTAGAGTTAGAACAGCAAGCAGCGGATTGTGTGCCTGAGTTCGACATGAAGCAGATCACCGACTGGATGAATGCAGACTTCACAAAGAAGTACATGGACATCGCAAACAAAGAGTTTCCTGATATTTTCGAGCATATCAAAAACCTATGCCAGAAGCGCATGAAGGAGTTAAAACAGAATGGCTAGACGCTATGACACAGTTACCTACATCAAGCTATTTCCTAACACTGAGGGAAAAGGCAAGGCGCAGTATTCCAACGGCAACTGGAAACCTTACGACGCTGATAAAAAGGGTTACGCCGACATCACATTCCGCGAGGGCCAGCGCCACCAAGTATCGCTGTTCCCCAACGACGATGGCACTATCTCTATTCGCATCTCAAGAGTCACTGAGTACGAGGGTGAAGACAGTATCGCTGACGGCATTTCACAGCCAGCTTTGAAGCCAATCGGCAATACCATCAGCAGCAAATACTCAGCACCACAACCAAAGGCAGAGGATGATGACCCAGATATCCCCTTCTAAGACGATTCTAAGCCCCAGAGAGGCTGCTCTTGTGATCTTTGGTACAGATACACTGTCGAGCGTAAGATTGGTGCGTAGGATGCTCCAAAACGGCAGCGTTAAAGGCACGCTAATCCGTAATCGCTGGTATATTACTCGCACTGAAGTCGAAAGGATGATTGATGCACCAGCATCCGTTACTGATCATACCTAGAAATGATGGGGTTGCTGTCAGCGTTGATGGCAACCTCTACATCAAACAAATGAGCAGCAAAGAAATGCTCACATTCACCAAGCGTTGCCTTGAGGTGGCAATGGAAATGATGACGGAGGAAGAACGTGCAAAAGATAGTGCCAGTGTCGGAGCGAGTAATATCGGGCAGACAGAAAGCTAACAGAATGTCTCAAAGTGAGTGGAAAAAATACTGCCGTGAGTTAGAGGCTTTGGATATTGTTGAGATCGTGCAGCAAGTCACAAAGTTCAGCTTGGCAGAGTTACGCTGCAAGCGCCGTAAACCGTACTTTGTGGATGCACGGCAACTGTTTGTGCGCCTGTGTGAAGATCATACAACCATGTCGTACTGCAAAATGGCGCATGCTCTGAACAGAGATCACTCCACAATGATTCATGTGTCGCAACGTGTGCCTTCACAACAATTCACACTATGGCTAGAAGAAGCACAGCAATTGGTCGATGAGTTGAAGGAGCGTGAATTTGGCCCAGAAGAACCGCAAAGCCACAAAAGCAAAAACTCACAAATATACAAGAAGATCCATGTTGTTTAACTGCGCATACTGCGGAAAGCAGTGTGATTATGCAGAGGATAACTGGGTTTGTTTGGCATCAGGTGATGATATCTGCCTAGACTGCCTACATCCAAAAAAGTAGTGGCAAAACTAGGGGGGTTATCCCCCCTTTTTCTTTTTAGCTTTGTTTCTTTTAGATATGGCAGCAGCTTTTCTCTTGGCATCAGCCTTGCTGCTTGCACCCCAAGCACGCAGAGAAAGTAGCAATCGGGTAGGCTTACCGTTCTTTCGCTCTGGCCCCCGCATGTTACCCATACGTGCCAAGAAACTAGCCCTGCGTGGGTTGTCACCCTTCTTTACAGGTGCCTTGAGGTTCATTCCCTGCTTGCGTGCAGATGCCCTGCCCTTGGCGTTCAGACCACCCTTGGGATTCTTGCCAGCCTTGCGCTGCCATGCCGGTGTCTTAGCCATCAGACAAAGCCCTCATGCGCTTAACGAGTCGCTTGGCCCTGTTAGGTACCTGATCGTGCCAGCGTGAGTCTACCATCTCGTCTGCCGCACGGTTCCAGTCGCGTGCATCAACACCAGCTTTCATGCCCTTAAATTTAGAGAGGCGCGGACGCCCCATATTAAACATCATATTAGCGATGATTAGCTGACACTCTTCCGGCAGATCATCGAAGTCAGGGTACAGAACCTTGCATTCATCAATCGTGACAGCGACATCAAGAGCAAATACCTGACGCACACGCTCCTCAGAGACAGGTGTGCCAACAGGCTGGCCGTGTTCTGGATCATCTTCCACAATTAGATGGCCGATTCCCATCGTTGGTAATGCTAGATGATCTAAATAAATTTCGTACTTGCAGCCCTCGTCCTCTGCAAGTTCTTGACGTAGCTTATCTTTGTTCATGCCATACGCTTCTTTTTCTTCTTCTTCATTGCTTTGAAGTCAGCGCCAGTAATCCTGTTGCGTGGCTTTGCTGCCTTGGCGATGGTCTTCTGCTTCTTTGAATACTTCATACCTGGCATTACGCTCTCCTTGTGCGCTTCTTGGTTGCAGACTTCTTAGTCGGTGACTTCTTCTTGCGGATCAAGTCAGCATCAGCCTTGCGTGCGCCACCCCTGCCGGTAGCAAAACTGCGCACCCTGCCAGCAGCCCATTGATGTGCAGAAACCTTGGGCCTACTGCCGCTGCTGTAATAGGCACCCAAACCTCTCTGATAGACTTTGCTAAGTGTGGATTTAGATATGCCAGAAGACTTGGAATACTTGGCAATAGTTGCAGCCTTGCTCATCCGCGACTCCTCTGCTTGCTTATCCTGTTCATCATGGCTGGCGTCAGCTTGCCCTGCTTATACAGACGACGCGTGCGCTTGATCTCTGCCTCACGTTTCTTGGGGTTATTGGCACCGCGCACATACTTCTTAGGAACACCGCCCTTGGTCTTGGGAACAGACTTGAATTTGCGCTTCATTTCTTCAGCCCCTTGATGCCTCTCAGACCGAATGATGCAGCAATACTAGCATACATTGCCCATTGAAACCAATCTGGCGTGGTTTCTAGTGCTGCAAACCCACGTTCTACATAGGGCTGCAACGGCGGGATGAAGCACATGGCTATGATAACTATGAACAAAATAGTCCAGGCTTCGTCCTTCCAGCTATCCTTACTGGCCTCGGCCATAACACGCTCCCATCCAGCCTCGTGTGTAGCAGCAACACGCATAACCTCAGCTTCCGCCTCGGCACGAGCTACCTTCACTCTGGATGTAGCAGCTTTTTCCTCTGCCTTGCCCTTGAGCCAACCACTAGCTAATTCGCCTACAATCGGTATCAGTGCTTGTATCATTCGTAATCCACCCTGATGCACATCATCTCTTGGTTTTCGGTGCGTTGGATATCATGCTCTATGTAAACGGCCCTCTGGTGACACTCTTCTAATGTGTCTGCGTCAGTCAAAGGCGCTACGTTGTACTGAAAGGGTGATACTGCCGTAACCAATATGACCACCCACACCGTTTTCATTTGTTTTCAGAGCCAAGCCAAACTGCGAAAGCGCCAGTCATTGCGCCAGAACATATTGATATCATTGCGCTTTGTTGAGTTGACAGATCTTCTAAAGACATCCCCCACTCCAAAACACGTATGTACATTATCGTCATAACCAGCATCATAAAGCGTGGAAGAATTTTGTACTTTAAGATCTGTTCAGCACTCATTTGATACTTCCTTTGGCAATCATCACCACATATACAAGGCCACCGATTGCAGCGGCCAAAAGCAGGCCGACAAGGCCCAGCCCTATCTGTTCACGTAATGCTGCTTTCTTTCTAGCGGCGGCTTTCCTTGCAGCTTCACGACCATCTTTCGCTTGCTCACAATACTTCTGGTAGTCCTTCCACATACCTGGCCTGCCAGCGTAGATCATAATCTCTTTAAGCTGTTGTTCTTGTTCTCTAATTTTTTCCAAGGCCATGAATTCTTCAAGATCAGCGCCGCCCACGCCCCTTGCACGTTTCTTGTTTGCCTCGCGTTCAATCTCCTCTTTTGCGCCAAGAAATTGACTCAGAGCCTTGCCAGCAGCATGGATTTCCTTGCCATTTTGAATGGTCGTTTTTAAAACCTGGAACGCCGCGTTAGCAGCCGCAAGTTCCGCAAGCATATGAATTATCCATTTAAAATTATTCCAATGAGTAACAGGATTATCGTGCCAGCGGTGCCAATCATAATAGCCTCAATGCGCTTTATGCGCAGGATGGTTTCCTTCCATCGTTCTGCGCACACTGCTTCATGAGTATCTAGTTCAGCTTTCACTGAGGTAACGGTAGGCTTGCTCATTATGACTTCCAGTACGTGCGTCCGCTGGCTATCACAGAGTTGATGCGGGTCATGTCTTTTCCGCCAGTTGTGTACCGGTCATCAAGAACCTCTGTTTCAAGGTACATAACCATACCGCCAACAGATTTCTTCTTTGCGGCGTCAGTTTCATTTTCAAGTTTCATCCCGCCGATTACATTTTCGATGCTATCGCAGGTGTGCAACAAGCGCAGGTAATCCCTGTCCAGTTCGTTTACAGCCATTTGTTAAGCTCCTTCTAGCGTGGCTACTCGCGCTTTCAGCGCAGTTATTTCGGCAGACAGTTCTTGAATTGCCTTTACCAAAATCGGGTAGGTTTTCATCGGGTCGGCTTCAAGCCTCTCAGGGTTTTCCCAACTAACAAGGTGGGTGTAGTCTGCTGAAGCGTAATCTAGCTCAACGTCTGCAAGCTCCTGTGCAATAAACCCAAGTTGCTTGCGATCTCCCATCGTGCCGTCACGGCGGTTCCATGTAAAAGACACAGGCCGCAAATCGTTGATAAAACTCAAGCCGTACTGAATGTCTTGGATATTTGTCTTGTCACGTTCGTCTGACAACGACGATATAGAGGTGTCGTTGCAACGCAGGCTAGTGACGTTTGCATCACCGAGCGTGAATTCATTGCTTACAGAGAGTGAACTAGCTTCTGCGTTGTACCCAAGAATGGTGTTGTTGTTTCCAGTAATACTGTTTGTTCCAGCGACACTGCCTACAATCGTATTTTGAGAAGCGGTAGTAATTAAGGTGCCTGTAAAATCACCAATACCAACGTTTCTATCGCCAGATGTGACATTGTTTAATGACGATCTTCCTACACTTGTGTTACGCTCACCGCTTGCCATATCAAACTGGCTGAAACTACCAACAGCAACATTATAATTGCCACTGCCACCAGAGTATCCGGCCTGATACCCTATAAACGTGCAGTCATCACCGCCATCCAGATCATAACCGGCTTGATAGCCAATCAAGGTTACGTAGTCAGACTGCCCATTCATACTGGCACCAGCCTGATAACCAACACTCACACCACCATTGTGGTTGTGTTGAGCCTGATAACCGATTGCCACGCCGTTGCTGGAATTGTTGTAGTAAGAGTCAGAATTACTGCCAACGTAGGTGCCATAGTCGCCCGTTCTTAAATTATTACCTGCGGATCGACCAACAGCAGTAGCTGCAAAGCTCCCGCCATTCATATTGATGTTATATAATGCGAAAGCGCCTACGGCTGTGCCATCTGAACCGAGTTCAGTGCCTGCTCCATATCCTACAGCAGTGATGTTATCCGCACCCGCTGCAGGGGTTTGCGCGGCCAGATAGCCAATCGCGGTATTGCCATCGTCTACGTAATTTCCTCCTAAAGCCAATCCGCCAATTGCAGTATTTCTAATTGAACCAGAAGCCAAACCACTACCTGTTGCAGTTGATACGAAATCTAGGTGCGAATTTATAAGTACAGTATTGGTACCACTGATAGCTGTGCCACCATCCCCGTTTTCACCCGTTTCTGTACGCAGCAACGCAACGTGACCACTAAACAAATCACCAACTGTGATCGTGTTGTCACGGGTGGGGTCTTCAGCAGTAATTGTTGTTTCAAAGTCATCTGCGGTTGCGCCTTCAAAAACAATGTTTGCATTATTCAGCGTCAAGTCGCCGGTCATTTCATCGCCAGTGACAGCAACAAAGTCAGTGCTTGCAGATGTAGCCGCAGTGCCTAGACCCAAAGTTGTGCGTTGCGCCGCAGCGTCTGCATCATCAAGCAACGCCTTTCCAGCAGCGGTAAGATCATATGTTGCCGCTGCGCCAGATCCTGTAAATTGTATACCTTTGTCTGCCGCAGATGTTAGCCCAGCAATAGCAGCCAAATCTGCATCATAAGCCTGCACATCACTACCAATAGCAAGGCCCAAGGTTGTGCGCTGCGCTGCTGCATCCGAATCATCTAACAAGGCTTTGCCAGCAGCAGTCAGGTCATATGTGGCTGCAGTGCCAGAGCCAGTAAACTGGATACCCTTGTCTGCCGCAGATGTTAGACCGGCAAGTGCCTGCAATTCTGCGTCAAGACGCGCGTTGGCTACAGTGCCAGAAAGCTGAGAGGCATCAATGGTTTTGTTGGTCAGAGTTTGTGTGCCATCAAGGGTGGCTACGGTGCTATCAATCGCAACTGTCAAAGTGTTGCCGGAGCCAGACGTGTCAATGCCTGTGCCGCCTGCGATATCAAGCGTTTCACTATCAAGATCAATGCTGAGTGCGCCGCCGCTGTCGCCTTGGAAATCAAGATCCTGGGCCGTTACCTGACTGTCAACGTATGCTTTGATTGATTGCTGCGTTGCCAGATGTGAGGCGCTATTAGAAGACATATCGTCTTCATCTTTAATGCTTGTGCCTGACAGGGTGCCATTCAATATAGGGCTAGTCAGCGTCTTGTTTGTGAGAGTTTGGTGGTCGGTTTTGGTGGCCACAGTAGAATCAATGGCGACTGTAGCCGTCTGTCCAGACACTGTTGATGACAGGCCAGAGCCGCCTGCCACTGTCAGGCTTTGTGTGCTGAT